CACCCACAGGCCGACCAGCGGGCGCCAGTCCTGCCGGGGCGAGCCGTCCACCACCACCAGCGCGGCGGAATCGTCCACGGACTTCGGCCGCTTGCCGATCAGCACCACCACCGGGCCGTCAGGAGCGAACCCGGCACGGCGCATTTCGCGGATGCTTTCGAGGCTCATACGAAGGCCTCCTGTCTTCGCGCCTCGACCTCCGCGCCCTCCCATCTCCGCTGGTTCAAGTAGACCAACGGCGCGGGGATGAATTGCCCGTTCTCACGGGTCCACAGGTCCGACGCCTTCATCCGCTCGACATGGGCCAGAACCAGCGCAGCCTGGGGTTCGGCCCCGGCCTTTTTCCAGGCTTCGAGGCACTTGCCCCTCGCCTGTTTCCTGTCGCCAGTTGGCCATGCCTGCCAGAAGTTGGCGAAGCCGGGCAACTCGTCCACCCCCTTGGGGGGTAGGGGGGTATTCTTCTCTTCTCTTCTCTTCTCTTCTCTAGCTCCGAGAGTCGGCGTTTTCTGTCCGGACTTTGTCCGCACGTTGTCCGCATCTGATGCGGACAGACTTCGGACATTGGCCTTGCGCTGTGCGTCAACACAGCGACGCTTCGCGGACGTGCCGTTGTGTTCCTCGAACCGGAGAATCCGCACGCCCTCGGGCCGGTCTTCGAGCCAGCCGATTTCGCACAGGGCCTGGCCCAGGCCGGGAACTCCGCTCTTGCGATCAATCTGCCGCAGGGTCAGGCCTGGCAGGATGCCGTCTTCCGTATGCTGGTCAGCCGTGGCCCACAGCCAGTACAGGCCGCCGATGACTTGCGCTTCCTGGCACTCGGTCAGGTCGCACAGGCGCGAAACACGCGGGTCATCCCACAGGTTGCCGCGCATCTTGATCCAGTCGCCAGCCACTACGCGAGCCCCCTCTCCGCTTCCATCTGCGCAACCTGCTCCGCGCTCCTGCCGCGCACCAGGTCGTCACGCTCGCGCATGAGCCGGTCAGCGTCGTCCCGAGCGGCAAAGCAGCCGTCGCTCTGCCAGATGGCGTAGGCGGCTTCCATTTCCTGTGTCAGCCGGGCGATCTCTGATTCGCGCTCGGTGTCGGTCATGCGCGCGGGCGCGATGCGGCGAAGGTGGGAGTGGGTCATGTCAGGCGACCTCTTGAGACTCCAAAACAAGCTCGCTGTTCTGGCGGTCAAACTGATAGCCAGCCGCTGCGGCTTCGCAGTTCTTCACGCCTTGGCGCCAGTAGCTTTCTTTCAACTCCCAGCCGATAGCCTTGCGGCCATGCAGGATCGGGCTGTACAGCTCTGAACCGACACCGCCGAACGGCGTGAGGACCGTTTCGCCCGGGTTGGAACGCAGCACCACGCAACGGTCGATCACGTCAAGTTGCAGCGGGTGGACGTGCTTCTCGTCCTCGCTGTCCCGTGCCCCCTTGAACGGCAGTACACGATTAAATCGGACGTCATCCCACATGCAGTCCGCATACTGGCGCCAGATCCAATGAGAAAATCGGTTCTCGGTCTGCTTTCCGGTCCATCCGCGATAGGACAGCACATCCGCAGGCGGCTTTCTCTCCCCGGCGTACTCCAGCATTCCAACCGGGTGTTGCACAGGCACCGGGTTCTTCCCACGATTGCGGAACAACAGCAGGTAGTCCGCTGACGCGATTCCGCAGTCGATGCTGTCGGCAACCAGCGAGGCATGAGCGAGGTTCTTCTGCATCGTGCGCAGGCGCACCTCCAGCGGCTCCTTCCAGATCATGTGCCGGCCCGCGTAGTGCCAGCCCAACTTTTCGTACAGGCGCACGATGTCGCCTGGAAAATCGATGTAGCTGTCGGTCCCGCTGTTGCTGCGTGGAACATCCATGCAGTGCACGCACGACNNGCGGCCCGGCATCGTGACGCGGGTCAACTCGCGGACGCAGAACTCGTAGTGTGCGAAGAACTGCGCATAGTCGCGGCTGTTTGACAGGTCGCGGTCGTCGCTGCTGTAGGTGTAGAGCGCACCATCATTCGCGCCGAACGGGGGCGAGTACACCGACAGGTGAATCGATGCATCAGGAAGGCCCTGCATGCCTTCAATGCAGTCACCATTGAAGAACGCGAACTTGTCGGTGACAACTTGATCTTTCACAGCCATGCGGGAAGCTCCTGGGGTTTGGTGGCGATGCGCACGCGATCAATCGCCTGCGCGGCGTTCATGTAAGACACGAGCGAGGCGAACATCTCATCCGCCTGGCGGCCCTTCCGTTGTAGGTTGGCCAGCACTCCGCGCGATCCCTCCGTAGCCACGATGTCAACGCGGACAGGTCGCTTCTGACCAAAGCGCCAGCAACGGCGGACGCCTTGATAGTGCTGTTCAAACGAATGCGTCGGGAACGTGACGACATGCGCGCAATGCTGGAAGTTCAGGCCCCACGCACCAATCTTCGGCTTCGTGACCAGCACACGGGCCTTGCCATCAGCGAAGGACAGCAGCTTGTCCTCCTTCGCGTCATCGCTGTCTTTCCCGCTCACCTGCACAGCGTCAGGTATCAGTCGCTCCAGCTCGTCGCCTTCGTCATTCAGTTCGCACCAAACCAATGCAGGCTGTCCGGTCTTGTTGACCAGATTGGCAACCTCTGCACATCGTTCCTCAATGGATCGACGGCGCTCTTCGCGCTGTTCTTTCAGGCCGACAGCCGGAAGCGCAAACAGCATGCCTTCGGCGATCTTTTCCACATCGACAACGTGCTCCACTTCCTCCAGTGGCGGCAGGACAAATCGCGTGTCGTCAAACCCAAGGTCGGAAGGCTTGCGCATGGCACGCGCCCACGAACACACCCAGCGCCAGAACGGCTCCACCGCGTGACCCTTGAGGCGCCACTTGATGACTTCGCCACGCATGCGTCCCGTTGCGCTGTTGTTCAGGTCGTTCTTGAAGAAGCGATTGAGCATGTCCATGTGCCCCAAGTAGCCCAAGGCTTCGGAGGACGTGCCCAACTCGGTGTAGTCGTTCGGCGCGGCTGTCGCAGTGCCAAGCAAGCGATAGGGCAGCTTGAGCATGAACTGTGTGATTTCCGTCTTGCGCGCACCGTCAAAGCTCTTGAGGATGCTTGACTCGTCGCAGACCATGCCCACGAACTGCGTAGCGTCAAACAGGTGCAACTTTTCGTAGTTCGTGACCGTGATGCCGCGATGTGCCTTGCCGTCACGGGACAGCGACGCGTCAATGCCGAACTTGGACGCCTCACGGACGATCTGCTGGGCCACCGCCAGCGGGGCCGCGATTAGTACATTGCCGTTCGTGTGCATCACCACGTTCTGCGCCCACACCAGCTCTTGAAACGTCTTGCCAAGCCCGCAGTCTTCAAACAGCGCGGCCCGGCCCTTGCGCAAAGCCCAATCAACCATCGCGGCCTGAAAATCAAACAGGGTGTCAGGCAACCACAACGGGGCGAATCCATGCTCGCCGTCTAGTTGTGCCTTGGCCTGCAGAAACTCGTCGTAATCGCTGTTTTTCATTGGTGAAGTCCCTCTGAGTCCTGTCATTTCCCAGCTCCTCCCGACGATTCCCGGCCAATCCCGGAGATTCCCAAGCGCGCCGTGCGTTCGTGAATCAGACTAGCCTCATGAACACGACGAACCACCTCTCGCTGAATGAGCATTTCGCAGAACTCGCCGATATCGACCTAGGCGGTTTCGGCGAGAACGGTGAGCGCCTGATGCATGTCAGGGTGCAGCTTGAATCGCACGTCTTTGCGTTCGAGGCTCATGCGTCAGCGGGTGTAGAAACCCCCACCGACCCGAAGGCCGGCGGGGAAA